CACACAAAAAAGCCCCGTGGATAAGCACGGGGCTTTTTGCCCGGTATTGTCACAGTTCCGTTAGTGCGCACTGCGAACGCTATTATTCGCCGGAACCTGGGCCTACACAGCTATAGCCCGTCTCGCCGGCCCAGGCAATGAAAGTGACAATTTTACCTGCTGAGATCGTCCTAAAGACGACCTCGTTACTCCTTCCACGCTTGGTGGATGAGTTACTTCTTCGTTTCTACTCGGAGGTATTCCCTACTGCCGTCCGAATGTTTGATTATGAAGAACCTGATATTGTTTTTACCATCCTTGATGTGGTAAATCTGTTGAACGTCAGTAACGTCCCTTACAGCGGTTGGGTTTTCCCTTTGGTAGTTCTCAATGTCTCCCGTAGTTACTTCACAACCGCTAATAAATAGCATCGCAAGCAAGACTAGTATGATTTTAACCATTGTTTCCTCCAGCCAACTTATACTATTATATACCCATGTTATGTCATACTTGAAACTACACATCTACATGAGTAGTGGTATGGCGGGGAAGGGATGCCTGGTACAAGTAGTTCACCGTTCATACGAGAACAGAAGTGGCAAGTCCTGCCGTCAAGCACGGCTAGTATCCGGTTTACAGGAACCTCCACCATAAGTCTCCCGTCATTATAGGCAAGCATACCTTGATAGCGTCCAGTACGGGGAGCGTATGTTGCTATAACGTCATTGAACAGAGTCCGCATAGTGAACACATTGGCATTCGGCTCTTTAGCCCCCTGCACCATCTTCTCAGCTATACCAGAAGTTATCTTTTCGCTTGCTTGTGTAACCTTCACTCTAAAGTCTCCAGTAACTTTACGCTGTGGAGGCTTAGGCTTAGCAAAGGTTGGTTCCGCTTCCCTTAACATGTGGAGCTTCCCAAGTTCTTGCATTTGCAGCATGTAGTTGAAGAGAACCCCAAAGAGAAATGAGACTGAGTAATCGGGAAAGAAAAACCCTTCTTCTGGTAGCCCAACAATTTCTATGTGGGCATGGAGGTAAGTCCAGAGAGGGGAACAGGCATCAATAAAGTCGAGGTTGAATATCTCTTCTAACTTATCCAGTTCCTCCCCCGTAGTTTTCCAGTAGTTAAGGTTTTGCGTTATCTCCACTGTTACCCTGCCTTTTCGCTATCTGGTCTGAAGCTTGTTGCTTGGACTCCATTTGCATTTCGGGAAGGGTTTTCATCCCGTCCTCTTTATGCGGCCAGCCAAGCTTATCGCGTACCCACTGTTCGTCAGGAGCTACGATACCAACTTGGGTAAGCTTCCATATCACGTTCCCAAGAGTCTCAATATCTGCTTCTGTCAATGGCTCGAAAGCAAACGTAGGGAGGGAAACATTACCGAAGTTGTATCTAACCAGTTGCTTAACTATTTGCTCACCAACAACAACACCTTCAAGGTCTTGCCTAATCCTGGTAAGCTGATACATAAGGGTATCCTGGTGAACCTTTGCCATAGCAAAGGAGGCAGAACTTCCTCTGCCCGGAGAGTCAAGGGTTAGGGTTTCCCCTAAGATCGCCTTGGCTATACCAGTGTCATGGTAGCTCACAGCAGACTCATACATAATCCGGGGGTCTTTGGCAGTGAATATTTCCTTGATCTGCTCAGAAACCTCTTCCGGTATGATGATGGCTGTGTCAGATGAGATTTTGTCCAGTATGTTAAGCAGTTCCTCTTGCTTTTTCTTAGGGGTTCCGCTCTTGTAGTACCCCACCAGAGTAGGCATAGCATACTTCTCAGTGAATAGTTGCCACCATTTGATAATGAAGTCTTTACACCACCAGTGCCGATAAGCTGCCCGAAGGTCTGACTGTCCCCACGGTTGACCATAAACCGGGTTGTATGAATAGATAACAAACTTCTCTACTGGCATTGGGTCTTGATTTATACCAATACCGTCTACCGTAAGAAGAAGTTGTTTAACATTCAGGTAGTCGTCTACGTCAAATGTAAAGTTAGATGGGTCTTTGGACTTAATGTTCTTGATAGTCCAGTAACCATTCCATTCGGGGTCATCCTCTATGATCTCCCAGTTCTTTTCGGCTATGGAGTAACCCTTAGCCAAAGCGTCAAGTGAGTCATAAAGAACCTGCCCGATCTCACCGCGTAACCGCAAAAGCGAATACTCTACAAATGCAGCTATTTTCTTATCCTGCTCAGATTCACTAGCTGGCTTTATGTGCCAAGGCTTACTGAGAACGGCATACTTCTTTGTCCAAAGTGCTGCTTTCACCTGTGCGTCTGTTTGCATACGGTCATATATAGACCAACCCTTAGCGGTTAGAAGATCATCAGGTGAATAAGGGGCGGTACGCCACTGTGCCAGCAAATGACTCCCAACTGCTCTACCCATTTCACCTTCAGGGGGTTTTTCTTTTGTTCCAAACACATAGGTTCTTAGTTTTGAGGCTAATCCCTTGTTTTCAGTTTCCACTTTCTTACCCCTTTCGACGCACAAAATGGACACTTCGGGTCATTCTTATCCCGCAAGTCCTTGTCCTCTTCTTTACGCCAGGTTTGTTTACAGGCCATGCACATGAAACCGGGAATCTCATGCTCTTCTATTCTCTCTTCCGGTTCGTCAACGCCTTCGTACTTTGGGATGTTCAGTTTCCTACTCACAGTGCTAATCCTCTTTCATAGATTCGCGTCGTTTGCCTGATGATAAGCCTTCAAAGACAACAAGGTACTTACGACCTTGCCAGCCGATAGCTGTAGACATAACCAAGTCATCAGTGTAACCTTCCGGCGCGGAGTACTTACCAGTATCTTGCGTTTCATACTTCTCAGCTTCCTTAATAAACATAGGGTTAGCCGGTCTGTACCAACCAAGTTTAAGAGCCATAGCAATCTCATCTATTATGAGTGTCTTATTGGCTCCGGTTGTTTCCCATCCAGATTTTCTGTCCCTAATCTTCTTTCCTGAGTTCCTATCCCATACAGGTTTCGACCAGTAAAGATGAGGTGTATTCCATGCTTCCAAAAGAGTGAGGACAGTTTGACCATGATTGTTCCGCTCAGGAAGTAGAAGGCCGGGATATATCTGCGCCAATTCATGTAAGAGCGCAGCAAAGTCATGAGGTTTGAGTTTTCCATACCAGCAAGCCACCTCCTCTCCAGTCTCCCTGTCGATTATAGTAACTGCGGAGTTATCCCCGTGAGCCAGCCCCTCTGCAACGTCAGCCCCTATAAGGTAGCAGGCTTCGGCATCTGGCTTTTGAAAGATGGAAAGTTCCGTCCTATATTGAAGAACACGATGCTCTGCTATATAGGAACCCTGATCGGCGTCCTCGTCTTCACCCCTTGCAAAAGCTGGAGCTATGCTAACATCCTTAAGACCAAGAAGTTCCCAAACAGTTGCGTCATCGGAAAGATCAAATGGGTCTAGGCAGGATGCAGTCTGTGCCAGAGAGTCATAATCAAATACCGGCCTTCCTGTCTGTCGGAAAGCCTCTTCCCATGTACCGGGATACTCTTGCCCTATGCGCCATGTTTGCCAGCCCTTTGTTTCATTCGCAAGCCATTCAGCGTTTCTTCCTGGGTATATATACCAGGGGAGGAAAATCGGGTGATATGTATTCTCACCCCGCTTGGCCCCGAACCATATACGAGCAAACTCATTTCCGTAGCCATTGGCTGTAGAAAGTATAACGCACTTTCCACCTTGCGCAAGGGCAGTTTCGGCAGAGTTCATAAGCTCGGTATCGTACCGGCAAAATGCATGTTCGTCGATAACCAACAAAGACGGGATTCTTGAACGTCCGGCATCCTTTGTTGTAGGTTGAGACTCTATTTTAGAGTCATTGGAGAAAGCAAGAACACCCTTGTTCCGCTCGGTAACTTCCATGCGAAGCCAAGAGGGAAGCTTATCATACATAAACTGTATGCGCTCCATAAGATAGTAGGCATCGGTCTCCCTCTTGGAGATAATCAGTATGAGTTTTGCCCCGCCGAATAGCGCAACCCAAAGCGCGTGAGCGCAAACAAGCCAGCTAAGCCCCATCTGCCGTGCTTTAAGGATTGTGCATTTTCGATAGTCCTCAAACTTGTTGAGTGTATCTACCTGATATGGATGGAGTGTAAATGGGATAATCCCATGAAGCGGGTCTTTTATCTTAACGTGGTCATTGATAAAATGTGCTTCGCTGTCTGCACACTCAAGCCATTCAAGAGCCTGTTCTTTATTCATTGAACCTACACCTCGCCTGCTCCCTCTTCTACTGTGGCCTGAAGCCCTTGTAGGGATGTTCTTCCAAACCCCGAGGGTAGGTAAGCCCCGTCTATGGATGTACCAGTAACAATAACATCAACGTTATTGACAAGCGTTATTATTACGTCTGTATCTTCAGGTTCGTAATACATAGCCTGAAATACTACAGGGACTTTGATAATGTCTTCCATATACTCAGCGTCACCGATGTCAACTATCCGCATATCCGGCACTTCTACTGAGAAACTAAAAGTATCCTTTATAGCCTCAAGTTTCATGCTGCTGGATGGGGCGGCTGTGTCAGCTATCTTGTACGGAGTAGTCGGAGGTGAGAGATGCCCTAAAAGTTGGTATCTCTCTTTATCCGTAGAAAAGTACATATTGTAGTTAACTGTAGTAATTATCTGGCCCGGTAAGTGCTTTGTCGAGAGTCTTCCCCCGCCAATGTTTCGCTTGTCTACTACACCTGTATTTATAGTAATGGTAACATCGTCTATGGTATCAACAAATGTGTTGTCGATATACATACCAACATGGTAATCTTCAAAGCTTCCAGACACGTCATACTCTGGAGAGCTAAGCCAAGTACTATTTGCATTTGAGTTTCTATCCTCATAGCACATGTCTAGTGCGGATAGACTCACTGTAGCGGTGAGTGGGTTATCCAATGCTGCACGGAGAACGATATTACCTATGATAGCCCCAGTAGCAAGTCTGTAGTATCCTCCCCATCTTTGAACAACTGTAAGTGTTTTACAGGCTGTAGAAAGAACAGGGTTCGTGAACACATGGGTATATGGCCCTGACCCTGTTGTTACTGGGTCACCGCACAAGGCGTAGAATATCATACCAGACTGACTAACAGGAAGCTCAAAGTTAATATCTCCTGCTATAGTTCCCGGTTTTGGGATAGCTGTCTTCAATGCCCTGCCCGATCTAAGGGAAGACTTGAAGTTTGTTTCCGGGCGTTGTGCAAATGATGACCCCAAGAGGTCGAGATATAGTGTTCCTTCAACAGGAACACCCTCAGTATCCTCAACGTCTATAGCTATAAAGTTATCATACCCATAGACATTCTCTGTAACTAGTATCGGCAAGTACGGGTGTACCCGCTCACATGCAGCATTACCAACCTCGGCAGTAACCAAGGCAGAGCTTAGCGCCATTGTAGGGGAAGTTGTTATTCCCCAAGCTGACCCCGTAGAGGATAAAATGGTAGTATCCCCAGTTGTAGCTCCGCTAATGGTTGGTGTAGTCGTAGTGGCTGTAGCAGCCCCACGGGTTACTACTATACCGACGTTACTTGCAGACAGAACAGGGGTAGTAGTCAAGCCCGAAGCAACCCCAGTTCCAGGATATATCTCAACATTCCCTGCCGCTGAAGCCGAATAGACTTTGTAACCCCAGTCGTAGTCAGTAGTATCTCCTACAGATACAGAAAAAGACAGGTCTTGTCCTGCCCCAATAGTAACAGAAGAAGTCCCCTTTATCTGAGTACCAGCATTTGTATCCGTTGTAGAATACTTGTCTATTGTGTAAGTTCCGCCAGACATACCCTTCAGTGTAACTGTAGCTGTCTGCGAAACCGGAGAGGGTGTAGTCAGCCCTGACTGACTGGCTCTAGGACTTCCGGCCTGTCTATACCAAGTATTAGTAAGGTTTTTGACATGCAAGTAAGCCTTTGTGGAGCTTGTAAACCCAACCACCTGAATCTTAGTCGGTTGAGAACATATAAGTGTTGGGCTTGGATTTATGTCATCAGCTACAGAATATGTTGTCTGCTGATTCATTCCCCTAAAGTCAACACCATTCAGGAAATTGTATAGGGGTTTGCAAACCCACCACTTAGTTCCGCCTCCGTAGTCACCAAGGAAGTATTGTCTGTGCCAGTGGATACCAGAAATCCCAGTCATAGCTAAAGTCCAGAACCAGTCTTTAGCATGCTGTCCCCCAGTATCTCCATTGTAAGCACCAGTTCCAGTACCCCCGGCCTTCGCGTCAGTCCAGTCATCCCATACGGTACCATTTATATAGATAAGCCCGTATTCAGACCAAGCCATAGGCTTTGTGAATCCCGAAGAGCCGCTACCGGCAGCAATCTTAGGGGTATGCGTAATCATGTATGTTCTTGGGGCAGTCCAGCCATAATCCGAGGGATTATCACCATCGGGAATACGTCCGAAACCACTCATCAGACTAGGATTAACGTTAATGCCAAAGTGACAGTGCCAGTTGGGGTTCTCTTTACACGTACCTATCTGCTGACCACCTACAACCGGAGAACCAACAGAAAGTGACGAAAGCAATTCATTATGCCCATATATACCCCAAAAAATAGTATCATTCGATAGCCTATGCTCAACTATAATTGTCCAGTATGTAGGGTCATCGGGAATCTGCTTCCACATTCGCTCAATTACGCCGTCACAAATTGCATAGCAAGGTTCTTCTTGCACTTGGCGTATGTCTGTTCCAACGTGGTCATAACCCGAAGTGTATCCCGGCTCCATGAAACCATATATACGCCCACCTGGAGAGGTATCATTTGGTGGTTGTTTCGGGTTTGTTACTGAGTAAGACCAGTTTGGGTCAACTGTTCCGTCAGACCAGGTTCGTGCTGTAGGAAGATACCAGCCGTTAGAAAGCCGGGGGAGTGAAGAACCCCCACCGCCCCCTGCTATAGCCGTTTTACGAACAATACGGGCAGTTCTGTCAGCCCATACGGATGCATCTATCCAAGGGGCAAGCAGTGTGCTTCCCATTGTCTCCCAGGTTCCCACGTCACTTGAAAGGCTTGTCCACCTGTGGTATGTCCCGTCGCTTCTAACCCTACCGTAATCGTGGTAGTGGGTCATACCAATGTTGTCATCGCCCCAGTCAATAGCCCGTGTTCGGTAGTCACTGGAAGTCTGATCTCCTGAAGAATGATGCGGTTGCTCTTCCATGTTATTGGAAGTAACAGGCCATGAAGTAGGAGTAGACCCTGTAAGCCCAACTGCATACGAACTAACGTCAGTATGGAATGGAGCGGCAGCGGTTCCCCCACCTGTCTCGTTTATAAGGTCGAAACCAACAAGACAGGTATTATAACCATACCTAGCCATTCTCCAACGGATAGTTCTTTTGTATACCTCACGTAGGGTTGTGCTTGTCCAACCAGCAGTTGAGTCAGTGATTACGCCGTCAACAACATAAGGGTTTTCCGTAGTTGCCCATCTAGTCTGATCGTTACAAACCCAAACACAGTAAATGCCATTTGCTATACCGGTATTAAAGTAGGTATCCCAGTATGTAGCCTTAGACTCCTGATAGTTATTTACATGGTCATCCATCTGACCATTATCAGTGTCGTGCCACTGTTCTACATTGTAGGTAGCAAAGAAAGCTCTATTGAATGTTACACCATTAGAGCCTGCCGCTGACATTTCTGAAGTGCCAACAAAAATACCGATTGGATGAAACATATCACCCGAGCCAGTGAAACTGAAAAATCTAGGGTCAGCTAAGTCTGTTGTCAGGAACCCCCGATAATTATCGTACGACGCGCTTGTAGCTACTGCCGTAAAGGTCTTAGCGGGACTTGTGACTGTTCCGGTTGAGTGTCGAGACTCTATATAGTAGCTCCAGGTTCCTGTAGCCGTGGGCGCAAAGCGAAACTTCCACCCTCGACTGTAATCATAGAAGCAAGGCCAGCGAATAACTGTAGAATCGGGTTTGGTAATAACCGCGTCAACATGAATCCCTTTTAGTTTCCAGTAACTCTGTGCGCCTGTTGGAGGGGTGATAGTGCTGGTTGTAGCAGTAATCTTGGGATTAAAGGGATTGTAATGTGTTAGCGCAGTTTCACCGGACGGCGAACAAGAGAAAGAAGCTTCGTATTTTTCGTATAGCGGAATGTTGCTGCCAGAATAATCTGCTCTGTTATCCGTGATTGTTCCGATAGTTACAGCCATCCTAACCCCTCTCCTTGTACAATGAAAAAAGCCTCCGTATCTCTACGAAGGCTTTCTTTGGTAATTTTGGTGTCGGGAAGAAGTATCGACCTTCCGACCTACTCTAAAGGTGTTAAGTCAAGTAACTCCCCTTCATAATTCATAAGCACCTCTATGAAGTGCTTATCATCCCTATCACTATGCTCTAGTGTATGACAATTTGCACATAACAGTTCACACTTATCAAGCTCTGCTTTTACAACAGCCCACTGTCTATTAGTTGCCCTTCCTATACAGAAATCCTTGTCAGAAGGGTTAGTATGGTGGAAATGAAAAGCAGTGTAATGTTTATCCCATCCACAGCGATTACATTTACCACCCTTATAATTAACAGCAGCAAGCTTTACTCGTGCGCGTCTAATCCGCGTATTGCAAGAAAAGCATAGATTTCTTCGTTTTGAGGGTCTTCCACATAGAACACAGTCTTTATCGCCAGGTATGGAAGTAACACGGGTAGTGTTATGTTCCTTGAAAGGGGAACAGTTTAGACATCTTTTGCGATTTTGGAAGTTGTGTCGTTTGCCATCAATCTCAACCCATATAGGGAAACTTTCCCCACATACTACACATACCAGCACATCAACCAACTCCCATTTTGGTGTCGGGGCGTAGAGTCGAACTACGGACACATAGGGTTTCAACCTATTGCTACTACCACTGAGCTACCCCGACATGCGAATTTCCCCTCTACTTATACAGATAGAGGTTCCCACACAAAATCGGAAAACTATTTTCCAAAAAAACTTTACTTTATTTGTGTGGCGGTATATTTCAACCGCCACACACTAATCACTTTGCTTGAAACCTTACTCGGTTTTGGTTTCCTCAGCCTCCCCAGCTTCTTTGCGCTTTTTCCAAGCCTTGAACTCTTCAAGCATGTTTTCAACTGCCCTGCTTTTCGCCAGAGTCTTACCGATCTTTGCATTTGGCTGATCGCCTTCAGCAAGCATGGCAATGCCCCCAGCCTCAAGGTCACGAACGTCGAAAGGATTGTCAGGGTCTTCCGGTGTGCAAGCCCGGATTACACAGAGAGTAAACCTCCCGCGTCTCTTGGTAGCACGGGGGTAAGACACCTCGATGTCTTCCAGCCCCACATCCTCAAGCTCGACTACACCATGCCGGGGGGATGTTACTTCCTCAAGCACATTGTTGTGTAGCCCTTTTTCCATTCTTACAGGTTTAAGAGCCATTTGTATTTCTCCTTAGAGATAGTTTGAGGATTCAGCCATCCTTAGTAAGCCAACCACTTTAGGCAGGTTGCGCCACAAACCCATGTCGTTTAAGCAAAGAGTTAATAACTCTCTTAGAAAATGGATGATCTCCAAATTCTCGCAGTTCACCAGCGGATAAAAGAAGTGTTCCTAAATCTTCATCCCACAACCACTTTCGGTCAAGTATAAAGTTCCGCTGTCCAGAAAAAATACCTGTCCTATCCGTACCTTTGCCATGAACTGATACCAATATATAGCAGTCAATCTCCTCCTGGGCAGGCTCACGTGGCTCC